AGCATTCAGTGTGCCTACAGATGTGTTGCCTAATGATGCAGCACCAGTAGTTGTAATAGTAGAACTGCCTGTGTCAATGTTACCAAAGCCACTAGTAATAGAACCTGCGTTTAATGCACCTACAGTAACAAGATTAGGTATAGAATTAAGTGTTGATTCAAAGTAATTCTCAAAGTCAGTCATAGCAACTTGTTTCATTACAGTGCTATCATTTAGAATTAGTTTGTCAATTGAGTTAATAGTAACACCACTAGCAGATACATTTCCATCCAGAATATTTAACTCTGTTGTGGTGATTGTTGCACCGTCTAGGATATTAATTTCTGATGCAGTAGCAGTTACCCCATCAAGAATGTTTAGTTCTGCAGTTGTAACGGTAGCACCATCAAGGATACCAAGTTCTGTTTGGTCTACACTAGACAGGCCAATGTTAAGAGTAGTGCCAGCAGTAATACTACCAGACACATCTAATGTACCGTTAAGGTCTACAAGAGGTGCAGCAATCTGTAGTTCTGTATCTGCTACAATATCTAGTTGACCATCAGCAGATGAATTGATGTACAAATCGGCATCACGGAACTGCACCTTCTTTGCAAGAAGGAATGTAGTATCTTCATCAAAGCCATCAATGTATGCGTTACCATCAATGTATAGATTTTTAAACTGTGCGCCAACAGACCCCAAGTCAAGTGTGTTACTTGTTAATGGAGTGATTTGTGTACTTGTTACGTTAAGATCACCGGCAGGTCCAATCTCAAGAACTCGTGCGCCACCGGCAGCAGTACCATCGTGAGTGTGTCCTGTTGACGCACTAAACGCTGATTCGATTGCGTTGAACTCATCGTTAAAGTCATTAGCATTAATAATATTATTTGCTACAATATTATTAGCTGCTTGTCTAGTATAACCTGCCATAATGTTTTACCTTCTTCCGTTTACTGCATACTCTATTACAACAGCGTCCAATGAAAATGGTGGATTTACATCATTTGATGTTAATGAAATAGATGCGTTGTATCCTGAACCAATAATCTGTGTCTCTAGAATATTATCCACGTTACCTGAACCATATGTAGCTGAACCATATACAGCAGTAGGCGAACCAAATCTAAAAAAGTTACTAGTATTATTTGCTAATGGGATTGCATTAGGTTGAATAACACCAGTATTAAATCTATCAAAGTCTAATACTAATTGAAAGTCTACTTCAACTGAACCTGTAGGGTCTGTATACAGGTGTGCCTTATAAAATGTCTTACGTAGTCTAGGGTCTTGAAAAGTTAAAAACGGACTATCAAATACTGCATTAATATTTTGACCATCAAAGCTACTACCTTGCTCTAGTCTATAAACATAGCCATCATCATTAGCAAAGTAAATACGTTCTTCGTCACCTACATACTCACTGAAACTTACACGAGCATTAATACCACGTGTTTCTGCCCAAGCAAACTGGCTTTCACCTATTTGTGCGCCTAGTATTCCAAGACTAGCTTGATCTGATACACCAGTAGAATATCCGCAGATTCTGTATTGACTTTTGTTTCTTACGATTAATGAACAAAATCCACTAACACTATTTACAAAAGAAGTTATCTGAGACTGAATAGACTTAGATAGAACAGCCAAGTTAAAGTCACCGATTCTATCAGTCGCAGCTAATGTACGTAAGCCATCTGGCCCCAGAAATATTACGTCACCACCAACTTCTTGTACTGTATCTGGTTGAATAGCACCCAAATCTTCTGAGACAGAAACAAGAACAAAATCAGCAGCACTGAAACCTGATATTCTTTTAATCTTAGTTTGACTAAAAATAATAAGCTGTTCACGAAATACTACTAAATCAGTAATAGTGTCTGCGATATTAATTACACCGCCGCCTAAAGCAACAGAAAATTCATTGTCTTCATATGGAGCAGAGAAGAATAGGTTCTGTCCATTAGCAACAAACAAGTGATTAGCAAACGGTATTACAAAGTCACAACCAGTAAAGTCCCCACTTAAACCTGTAAGCTGTGTTAGGGTAGAAGCATTATCGTCAAAGATAAAAGGTTTACTTGCACCGTCTACGATAAATAGTTTTTCGTTGCCATCAAAATCATACTTAGCAAAACGTACGATGTTAGAGCCACTAAGAGTAATGCCTGCACTAGAGTATGCAACATTATTTGTAATTTGTGTCCAGCCACTGCCTGATGATCTGTATAATTCATTACCTCTAGCAGCATATATACGCCCATTATAATATGTAATGCCACGAATAATACCTGAACCTGCAAGTGCATTTGTATCGTGTTTTACGTAGCCTTGTATCTTTCTGTAACCACCTTCTACTGAGGGTTCAAAGTTACGTAATACTCTAGCACTACCGGGTTTGTTAATGCCTTGTTGTAAAGGACTAAGGTTAGTAATAAGACCTTCACTAAACTCTATCGGATATGTAAGCCATGAATCAGGCATTCTCTTTATTTCCTATACTATAGTTTTACATATTTAACTTGGTTTGTCAAGTCTTAAATGCTTACACCTTCACGATAAAGCTAGTCTGACCGCCTAATGCAGTAGAACGAACATAGTCGTAACGGTTAATAAGAACAGAACGCATGTTCTTAATACCTTCCTGAAACTTTTCTTTAGCAATTAAGGAGTCTTGCGAGTTACCCCTGAATAAGTAGGCATAGTGCATAGCACCGTCAGTGATAACATGCATAAACCTTTCAGGAATAGTCGGTACATCTGTAGCATTTAGTAGGTCAACAGGTATGCGGTAGTATTCATACACTACAGTATATGCTTTGTCTGGTGGTGGAACCATGCCATACTCTTCAGAGGGGGACTGGAACACGTACCGTGGCATAGTAGATGAAGTATTACTTACATCATACTCGTAGCCAATGTAATTATTAAGGTAGTCTTCATAAGCAATCACATTAAGTTTCTTAGTCGTATTACCTAGAGTAGTATCCTCTTTAATACGAAACGTGTTAAAGTTAATTAGCTTTGCATCATATGGAAAGGAGTACCTAGTAATATTAGGAGTTAGAATGTCTTCCTCTTCTACGTGATTGAAAGGCCAGTTGTATTCGTACTGGTTGATATCACGAATAGCAGCATTGACTGCATCTTTTGCTTGGTAATAAAAACCGGAGGCAGTACTAAAATTAGCAGATGTAAGTTCCACCTCATTCAGCCTACGATTAACTTGGTTTACTAATCCTAAAAAATCATATGCCATTACTTTTCTCTCACTTTAAGTTTGATGCTACGCTCTGCAATATTGCCTGTATTGTCAGAGATTTGACAAAAGAGTGTATACTGTACATTATTTGTTCCATCAGCTAAGAAAATAGTAGCTGTCTTATTGTCACTACTAATAGTTTGTGCAGTACTACGTAGAGTATTGACTGTTCCAGTAGGAGAGATAACAGTTTTTATACCACTAGCATTATTAACAGACCATACAACACTACTAATAGTGCCTGCACCAAGAAACCTTGACCAGTCTACACTATAATCTAGTACTTCATCTGGGTCTTTGTTAGGCCAACGAAAAGACATTCTTCACTCCTATGCTGCAACTTTAACTGTGCGATCAAATGTTGTTAAACTTCTTTCAATACTAATCTTACGTGCATCCACACTTACTATATTAGTTCTATCTGCAGAAGTAGTTCTACGCTCAATGTATACTGTTCTAGGTCTTGCATAATTATCTCGTTGCGCTGTGTAATTAAATGCACTAGAAGAAGCACGAACTGTTGCAATACCCGCAAGATTACTAAACACATTACGCACTAAATTAACCTGTACAAGAGTAGACGTTATTCCTTGTACATTAGCAGACCCCGTAGCAGTTAGTGACGAACTACTTGTAATACTTGCTGTGCCAGATATATTACCAGCTATAGTTTTTACAGAAATTACAAATCCTGTAATACTTGCTACACCATTTACAGTACTTAAACCGCCGCCTACAAAACTACCCTGTGCTGGCGTTAATGTAGCACTGCCCGATATATTTGAAGTGACTGTTTTAATTACATCGGCATTACTTGTTGTGGTTGCAACACCTGCAACAGAAGATGACGCATTTGATATAACAACAGGATTTGCTGTTATGTTAGCTAAACCCGTTACAGCAGCGGTTAATTCCTGTACTCTTACACTTGATGCTGTTACACTAGCTACACCAAATATAATTGTTTCAGCATTGAGTAATCCAAAACCTGTAGCAGAAGACGTACCAAATGCAGTGACTGCAGCGGCACCAATACGTCTTGCTGTAGCTGTACCTGTTTGACTACCAGCACCGAATAGTGTCGCTTCAGCCGTAAATGAAACAGAAACGGTAGCTGTTGCATTACCTACACCCGTTACGGTAGCGGCTGAGTCTTTTATTTTTACAGGTGTGGCTGATGCACTAGCTACACCTGTTACGTTAACAGTGGAGTCTTGTACTTTTATACTTGTTGCTGTGGCATTAGCTACGCCAGTTACACTTGTTTCAACAGTAAGTACGCCAGAACTTGTTGCTGTGGTAGTACCAGAACCTAGTACGTTTGCTTCAGCATCGATTACTTTTAAAACTGTAGCTGTTGCATTGCCAGAACCAGAAACACTCGCTGAAACACCAAAAGTTCCTTGCGGTAGTGAGGATATAGCAACTTCACTTATTGCTGCATATGATAGCATAACTGTTAACTGTCCTTTTTAAAAGCTACGTAAAGTTTTTAACTTTTACTGTGCAGCCTTCCCTGCGGCAATAGCTGCGTTAAGAGGAGACATATCTTCTGTTGTCCAAAAATCTTTAGTGACCATAATTTCTAAATGATCTACGTTACGTTGCAACACAGTTTCGTCATTAGCATAATCATCAGGCGCAGCGATAACGGCGTTGATTAAGTTTACGCTATCCATACACGCACTGTAATGCTGTGCAATTTTTTCAGCAGTAGGTGTGTCAGTCATTTTTTTTCCTTAAAATTTAAACTTATTAGCTCCAAGAATCAAACCAAGTAGATACTGCAGCGGTAACTTCATCAGTAGTCATGTCAACTAAGTCACCGTCACTGTTTTCTTTCTGCATAGCGTACCGACCATGAATGTTAAGGACACGAGTGGTAAGCCCTGCTTTGTCTAGTACCGTTACTGTTTCTGGCACTTTGAACTCACGAGGTGCATCATTGGTCCAACCTACCATAGTAAAGTTATCTGGATCATAATAGTATCCACCATCCTTTACCCATAGCGGTATGGTCATACCTTGTGGCCCTGCATCTAGTTTGTACTCAACAATCATCTTTGCTCTCCAGTTTTAACATGTAGTCTTTATTTACAAAGTCACTCTTACCAAATAAACGCTCTGCTGTTTTATCTACATTAGCACGATACTTATCTGCCATTTGGTCTAAGAAATCTTCTAAATGATTTGAGTGTAGCAAAACCCCCTTACCAATTTGTTCCGCTGAGTGTTGAACATAGCCAGAGACCTCTGTTAATGCGACCTGTGGATGTACGCCATGCTGTTGTAGATATTCTATTGTAGCTGTCTGCGCACGACCACCATCAAGTAGGTTACGGTACATTAGTTCAAAGCCTCTACGAACATGATGCCGTTTTTCTTCAGCTTCAAAGGCTTCTTCGTCCCACTCATCAATCCCGTTTGCTGCTTTAATGTTATTGTACTGGTCAATGAGTGTGGCAACATCCTTAAACGAACCGTTAATTTTGTTTTCCATTGTAGATAAGCTTACACTTTTTTGACGATACTCAGCTTCTGCTACAGGGTCAACATTACCTTCTAGTTCTTGCATCTCTTTAACAGTCTTAGCGTGGCTAACCTGCGCTTCTGCTAATGCCATCTTACGCTTTTCAATCTCTGCCATCACCTGACGCATCATACGCATTGGTGACTGACCGTTAAGCATAGTCAATGTCATTAAACCTAACGTAGTTTGACTATTATTGCGGTCAAAGGCTCTAGTCTTTTCTTCTATTTCTGGAAGAAATTGATTCACCTTCGCTACAGCAGCACTGTTTATTTTATTTGCCGCTACTGTCGTAAGACTAAATGTTATGTTATCTTTTTTTATTATTTCTTGTCTCATATCAATTTCCTGAACATGCAGACCCGTTTTGAGTTGCTTCTGCGGTAACAGCTAAGTTACCAAAATTTGTAGCATTTCCTGTGGTATCAATAGTAATATATTGAAGTTTATTAGTGCCTGAAACATAATAACCACCACCAAAAACACCCCTAGTATCGTTAGCACAAGCTGACAAAGTAGTAGAACCTGTTACTAAGTCTCCAAAGTCTGTAGCATTACCCAGTGTTGCTATTGTAATATAATCTATAGTATTGGTGCTTCCAGCACCGCCACCAAAAACACCTCTAGACCCGTTAGAACAAGCAGCTAATTGGTCTCTTGCTAAAGTAAGGTCTCCAAAGTCTGTAGCATTACCTGTAGTGGATATGGTAATGTAGTCAATAGTATTAGTAAGAACATGACCACTTGCAGCCCCACCACCAAATACACCTCTTGATGAACTTGAGCAACCAGCTAGGAAATATCTAGCTACTGTTAAGTCTCCAAAGTCTTGTGCATTGCCTGTTGATGCTATAGTAATATATTGCATGATATCACTTATTGAACTATTACCAGCAAATACACCTTTAATTCCGTCTGAACATGCACCACTTCGTCTCATACTACTAGCGAAATCTCCAAAGTCTTGTGCATTACCTGTAGTTGCTATTGTTACATAATCAATAGATACGTCTGCAGGAGTACCAGCACCGCCACCAAAAACACCTCTAGACCCATTAGAACAAGCGGCCCTATCATAGGTTAATACAACTAAATCTCCAAAGTCTGCAGCATTTCCTGTTGATGGTATAGAAATATAATCAATATTATTTACTGTAGATATACTAGGCCATGTTCCTCTAGCCCTACCTATATCAAATAAACCTCTATCCCCACGGGGAGGTGGTGTGTTATCACCACCTACAGCAGTACCATTAAAGGTCACAGTTCCTGTGGCATTGCTGATATCGTTTGTTTGGTGATTAAAAGTTAGTGCCATATTATGTTCCTGAACATGACCCCATACCTAGTTTACTAACTGTCAAATCGCCAAAGTCTGCGGCATTCCCTGTAATGTCTATAGTTACATACTGAATGACGTTAGTATATCCAGTTGTATAGCCACCAGCAAAAACACCTCTAACGCCACTAGAGCAAGCATCTGGCCCATAGTCAATGCCAGCGATAAGGTCTCCAAAATCAGTCGCATTACCTGTTGTGTCTATGGTCACATAATCAATAACATTAGACGCACTTCCGCCGCCGAATAGTCCTCTAGTATTATTAGAGCAACTTGCTACATAGTGACGAGCAGTAGTTAAATTACCGAAATCTGCGGCGTTTCCAGTTGTGGCAATGGTTACATAGTCAATTACATCTTGAACAGCAGTACCCGTGTTACCTCCAGCAAACAATCCCCTAACGCCACTAGAACAAGCAGACAATCCATCGCGGGCTACAGTTAAATCACCAAAATCTGTGGCATTACCTGTAGTGTCGATAGTTACATAGTCAATAACATTGCTTTGAATTCCTGCATTACCCGCACCAAATAAACCTCTTGTGTTAGAAGAACAAGAACCTAATTGTTGACGAGCAACAGTTAAGTCACCAAAATCTGTACCATTACCTGTATTAGCAATGGTTATGTATTCAATGACGTTTTGAACACCACCAGCACTCCCTCCACCAAACAAACCTCTTGTGCCGTTTGAACACGCACCTACATTCAATTTACTAACCGTTAAATCTCCAAAGTCTGTGGCATTGCCTGTGTTGGCTATCGTAATGTAGTCAATGACGTTAGTGTTGCTAAAGTTTGCAAGCTGGCCTCCAGCAAATACGCCCCTGCTACCATAAAAGATAATTGGAGAGTTATCACCACCAACAGCCACACCGTTTATAGTAATAGTGCCTGTAAAATTGATAATATCATTCGTTTGATGATTTATGGTAAGAGACATATACTACACCTATACGGCTGTCGAGCCTGACATATCAGCTTGTGCCATTACCCACGAATAGCATTTATCTAGAAAAGCATCGCCGCTTGATGCGTTGATATCGTCTAGGTTTGCGTGATAGCGTTTGAAATCTACCTCACGAGTGTCATCGGTTGGTGATGCTGTGGCGTAAGCTGACAGGTCAATCATCACTTGAAACTTTGGGTCTCCACGTTGACGAGAGATTGCTGCCGTTACGATACGGTAGTATGCGTTGTTAAATGCAATGCCATATTGACTTGCACCTTCTGCGATATTATTTTGAATTGCCATTTTATTTTGCTCCTTTATTAAGCGTTAAGGCATATAAACTTCAGCGCACTGGATTGGTGCAGCCCATTTGATTGTGGTTAAGCTAGCGCCTGTAACTTCAATTTTTAAACCACCAAGCGTTGTATCTGCTGACAAAGCAAGACCCCAGTTAGGCTGATTGTCTATAACAGTGATTACAGAATTTACTAGTACTGTTGTTGAAGCCCCACCAGCTTCTTGCCGAATAAGACCAGATATTTCAAAAGCGGCGCAATCAGTTCCTGACCCTGCACTCTCACGAGCTACAACCATACCTTTAAAACTCATTGCAACTCTATCTCTCAGGTTTATTTGGTTTAAAGCTGTAGCTGTACTGTTATCAGTAGTCATAACAGTTTGAGTGTTATTAGTAGTTTTACAACGGAGAGTAGTTATTGAATATTGACTATCCTGAGCGTTATCTACATAACCATTACCAAACGAAATTTGTCCCGAACGTGTAGACGTAGCCGAATAACCAATAGCAGAACTATAAGCAACATCTCCATACAATGCAGTTCTAGTACCAGAACCTGAGCCTATAGCCGTATTGTTTGAGCCTAAAGCCTGACTTTGATAACCAACAGCGGTTGACCTAATACCTGAAGTTCCACCAGCACTACTATTTGGCCCTAATGAAGTTGATTGTTGAGTTGCAATAGCAACAAAGCCTATAGCAACTCCGTAGTTACTAAGTGACTTAGCCCTAGTTCCCATTGCAATACTATTAATACCTTGTGCGCCGTAGCTTGAAGTATTATTAACCATAGCCGCAGCAAAGCTGTCTGCTCCGCTAGCATAAGACCCGCCAAGCGACATTGCTCCTGAACCAGTAGCAGTAACAGAGCCACCAAAGCCTGAGTTATGGCCTATTGCTGTACTATAGGTAGACCCCGCAATTACGCCATTATTGCCAATTGCTATAGCTCTTTCAGCAGTAGCATTAGCATTTAAGCCTATAGCTAAGTTATAGTTTGCAGTTGCTTGTGCGCCTTGACCTACTGCAAGAGAACCTGTTCCTGTAGAATCAGTAGCTTTACCTAATGCAAGAGAGCCTGTTCCTGTAGCTACCGCTTCTAATCCAATTGCGGCACCACCGTTTGAGGCAATTGTGTCTTGACCAATAGCAATAGATACACCATCAGATGCTTTTGCTCGTTGACTCATAGCTATAGTATTCGCACCAATCGCACCATAGCTTGCTGTGTTGTTAGCTATTGCTGCGGCAAAAGAATTTGTGCCAGAAGCATATGAATCTGTACAAGCATGTGAAGAAGAACCAACTGACACTGCCTTGTAACCACTTGCCATTGCTTGTGTGCCACTAGCAACCGAACTATCGCCAATAGCAATTGCATTAGCACCAGTTGCACTTGGTTGTGCAGTTGGGCTGCTTTCATTAGCGGCGTATAGGTCTGCACCACCACCCCCAGCATCTGCTAACTCAATAATTCCAGTAGACGAGTTGTAGGTCATTACTTGACCATTACTAGCCCCAGATTGAAGTCCCGGTAAACGTAAACTTGTGTTACTTGCGTTGCCGATAGTTATTTCGTTAGATACTGTTGCAGAAGAAGGTGTTGCATCGCTGCCAATAACAATATTATTAGACCCAGTTGTAGCCTGCACCCCGGCGCTTGCGTAGCCAGCACTATGGCCTATAAAAACGTTGCTGCTACCTGATGTAATTTTTGTTCCGGCATCTTTACCTAACAGTACATTACTATTACCGCTGGTTATATCGTACCCCGCCGAGTTCCCTAAAGCGATGTTATAGGTTCCGGTATTAGAGGATGTTGTATTACTTCCTCTAAGCGCAAGCCAACCCATAGCTATGTTGCTTGAGGAATCTGAAGCGCGTCTTAACCCAGCAGAGTAACCCAAAAGAATATTATAACCACCTGTTGTAATAGTACTTCCCGCTTGTTCGCCAACAAGGAAATTATATGAACCTGTTGTTAGAGACAAACCACCACGCGCTATAAGGGCATTATATGAACCTGTTGTTACATCGCCTCCTCCTAAAAGAACATTATATGTACCTGACGTAAGGCTGTCACCCGTCTGCCAATAGCCAACCATAGTGTTGCTGGTTCCCGTAATAGTACTCGTACCAACTTGATGACCAATAATGGTATTTTTAGTCCCAGTGGTCAAAGCATAACCAGCAGCTTGTCCAACTATAGTATTTTCAGCCCCTGTTGCATTTTCACCAGCGCGGTAGCCAAAGAAGGTATTAGAGGATGCGGTTGTAATTTTTGTTCCGGCATCTGTACCAACTATAGTATTTTTGTCTCCAGTAGTTATATCATTACCAGAATTAAAACCTAAAAGTACGTTGTAATAAGCTCCACCTGCACTGCTATCAAGCACCGCACCTGCGCCCGTACCCCCAATAAGATTAGAGTTACCGAAGAGTGATGTAGCACCACTGCTTTGTGCTACCCAATCATAGTCAGTGCCAGTCCAGCTTAAGACTTCACTTGATGCTGCGGTTGATGTATTTAGATGCGTGTCAACGTCACTGTCGCCGTACGCTGTTGCACCTGTAGCAATACCATTTAACTTTGTGTGGTCAGCATCGGTGAACACGTTGCTGTCTGTAGCTGCTTCAACGGCAGCCCTAATCTCAGCATTGGTTTGATCTGCAGTAGCTCCAGCTTCAATACCGTCTAGCTTGGCTCCGTCTGTAGCAACATCACGACCATCGACTGTGCCTGTAGCTGTCACATTTCCTGTAACATCAATACCAGCAGAAAAATTAGTATTACCTACAAAGTTATGTATTGCATTTGTATAATAAACATTAGTGTTAGTGTTGTATAATGAAGCATCAATGTTCCATCCACCTATGTCAAGGTCACTATTAGTCAGAGTAAAGCCAGTGCCTGATACAGTTCCTGCACCAGTAATATTATTAGCGCCCATTGCAATAGCGCCACTCATTGTACCGCCGGTTCGTGGCAATGCTGCATCTGCGGTTGTGCCTTGAGCAGCAGTGGCATAATCAGTGGATGCTGTTGTTGCAGCCGTGCCTAAACCCAGTGTTGTTCTGGCAGCGGAAGCTGTTGCGTCATCAACTAGCGTTGCACCATAAGCACTAATAGTTGTGTTAGCAGGTAGTGATAGCGTCTTAATATCCGCATCTACTTCGCTATCCATTAAAGCGCCAGCAGCAGTAACATTAGTTGTGTCTGTTACATCTGCTCCAGCTTCTATGCCATCTAACTTAGCACCGTCAACAGATACATCACGACCATCGAAAGTTGAGTTGGTTGTAACCGCACCAGTTAACGCACCACCTGAGAGAGGTAGCTTTGCGTCTAGCTGCGTTTGTACATTAGATGTTACACCATCAGTATAGTTTAACTCTGTTGAAGTAGCAGTTAAATCAGCAATTTGATCTACTTTAATTTTTTGCGACATACCTATTCCTAACTAACATAACTAAACTGCATAGCGAATGATCACAATACCAGAACCACCAGCCCCCAAGCCGCCAGCGCCACCGCCACCGCCCGTATTAGCCGTACCACTTACACCGCCACCAGAGCCACCAGACCGACCTGCACCGCCACCACCAGCGCCACCTGCACCAGCAGTTCCTGTTTCAGTGCCGCCACCGCCACCTCCTGCACGGGTAACACTAGTGCCAGTAATTGATGAAGCTACACCAGCACCGCCATCGCCGCCATTAGCTGAACTATTTGCCGGTGATACACCTACAGCACCAGCACCGCCTCCACCACCGCCCGGATAATTAGGCGGACCATAAGGCCCACCGGTACCACCCGCATATCCTTGATTTGCTGTTCCAGCAGCCCCAGCTACAGTGCTTCGTCCACTACCACCGCCTGAACCGCCAACATTAGGAATTGAAGGGGAGCCGCCACCAGTAGCACTACCACCACCACCGCCGCCGATTGCAGTGATTGAACCAAAAACAGAATCGCCACCGTTACTTCCCGAAACTGATTGTGAAGCTGCGGCTGCACCTCCAGCGCCGATTGTTACTGTGTAGTTCCCACTTGAAACACTTAAAGGTGATTCAGCACTAGCGCCGCCGCCGGAAGATTCCCCTGCGACAGACGATCTATATCCACCTGCGCCGCCACCGCCGTTAGCACCATATCCGCCTTGACCGCCGCCACCGCCGCCTCCAACAACAAGATATTCAACTGTCCCGCTGCCCGTAACAGCAAATGTACCAGAACTTGTAAATGTGTGAATTTTATATCCGCCACTTTCTACAACAGTATCTCCACCAGTAGCTGTCAATCCGCCGGGCAAAGTAATTGTTGCAGTTGCAGTAGACACACTATTTACACCATCAGTTCCTGTAATTACTAAAGTAAAAGTGCCAGCGTTTGCGGAATTTGTTGAAGGCGTTATAGTAAATACATTATTAGATTGGCTAATTGTAGCAATACTACCCAGTCCACTTGTTGAAGAACTAAAAGTTACAGGAAGTCCTTCGGGGTCGCTAGAACTCATTGTAATTACTGTCGGTGTTCCATCAGTCGCTAGAGTATAAGCAGCGTTTAGACCGGATATAGTTGGTGCTTCATTAGTGCCAGCAAACACATACCATGCAGTGCCGTTGTAAATATAAAGCTTATTGTTACTCGTTACATACCCCGTTGTTCCAGCGGCAGGACTACTAGGCAAATCTGTTGGATTAGTCACTACTGTAGTTGACGGTGTTACATCATTTGAATCTGCTGCGGTTTCAATTTCTGATGAAGTAACAGCACCACCGCTACTTGTAACTGTTTTCATTTCACCGCCACTAGTGAACACAACACCCACTGGATTAGGTGTCCCAGTTGTTGATTTAGGTACAACAGCAACGGCACCACTTGTAGCGTCAACACTAAAAGTAGCACCACCCAAATCTATTGTGTTGCCGCTTAGATAAAGGTCTTTAAATCTTTTGCTGCTAGTGCCTAAGTCACGAGTTATGTCTGCGTCAGGAATAATGTCTTGATCAACAGCCGAAAGATCAACGGAACCGCCGCCACCGCTACCACTACCGCCTATTAATCTTGCAAATACATTTGCCCCAGTAAAAGGTGCGGTAGTAAAAGTTAAAGTTGTGCCAGATACTGTGTAATCAGTCGTAGGTCTCTGGATCAAACCATTAATAGTAACCAAAAGATCATCAGCATCAGTTGGAGCAGTAGTCACTGTAAAAGCAGTTGTAGTATTGTCCCCTGTAAAACTGTCTGTTGTAATATTTGCAGGACCGCCGGTTAGATTGCCGTTAGCATCTAAAAAAGCCATTTTTTCTGCAGGAACTGTACAAAAAACATCACGGCTACCAACACCCCAGTTAACTGCCGCATCACTATTACTAGATTGTAGAATAGTTGTACGAGCAAGGGTAGTGCCACTAGCCGTATATGTTCCAATACCTACTTCAAAATCAACATTATCTGTAGCAACATAATATGTTGTATTACCATCGCCGATGGTATTAAAAGATTCAAATCCAGAAACTGCACCCGCTAGGGTATAACTACCCGTACCAGTTGTCGTGGTTGTTTCTTTAATCCTATCAGCAATAACGAGAGCCATATTAAGCCTCTGTTATGGTAATACTATTTGTTGCAAACCGTAGTGTGTCACCATCAGCAATCGTCTTAGATGCTGTCAATGCTCCATAATACAGTAAGTTACCTGCTATTGAAGCATCGTGGATACCAAAATGAGTAACCGTACCCCATGAACCACCAGAAGCAGTAAATTCAGTAGCTGAAGTTGGGCCGCTGGCAGAACCACTAGTTGCTGAACCGAAAGATGCAGTCAAACGAGCGTAGCCATTACCTGTTACTTCTGTACCGGAATCTGTTTCACCGGGGTTAGAAGTATACAATGAGATGTAAACTGTTGGAGAAGACAATGCTGCCGTACCAAGTACATGGTCAAGGATAGCGTTCTCCAAGTAATCAGATTTTGCAGACATTTTTTATTCTCCTATTAAAACAAAAGAGTAAGAGAGCAGTTTCCCACTCTCTTACTTTTACCTATTACTAGGCGAGGTTGTACACGGCGTTAACAAGAGCCTCTGGACGCAAGATTTTGCGACCATAGAGATGCATACCACGTACGATGTCAGCAAAGCTGTCAGGGTCACGGTAAGTCTCAGTCTTGTTAATCTGCTCTGCAGTAGCAACAGCAGAATCATGTCCACCAACAATCACACCCATGTTAGTAGCATTGGTGCCGCCAGTTGTGGCAGGACCAGTACCAAGTACAGGAAGGTTGTTAGACATGTACACACGGAAACCGTGTAGGTTGTTCAGAACCAGACCGTTCTGCAGACCTGAACCACCGAAGTCTGCATTCAGAAGACGTGAATCCTCATCCTTCAGAATCTCCAGCATTACAGGATCAATCACGAGCCATCGACCACGAGTGTCAACATTCTGTTGATCGAGGATACGAGCCATACGTGCAATGATTTGCAGTGGGTTAGCAGTACCAGTAGCAGAAGGTACACCTGAAGTGCCTGCACGTGGAATGATGCCAATTGACTGTGCAGCAAGACCCGCATTAAAGTCAGACGCATCCAACTTATTAGCGGCAAGAAGTTCGTCAGAACCTGCAGCAGCGTTAGCCTTAGTACCATTCACAGTTGTGTTCACAGTGTCTGCGTTTGAATGCAGAGCAGCCTGCTTGTAACCTGACAAGTAACCAAGAACGTCTTGGTCAAACTGGTCAGCCAACCGGTATGCAGCACGATCTGATGACAACTGCTGGAAGTTCACATGTGAGTGTGCTTCTTCAATGTCATCGACCTTGAATGCAAAGTAGTTAGCCTTGTCAATGGTCAGCGAGAAGTCATCGTCAGCAATCGCCTGTGGAACAATGGTTGTACCACGGAGATATGCATTAACTGAAATCTCTGGTTCTTTGATGATTTTAACGGAATCACCCATGTTGGCGATTTCGCCAAAGTAGTCTGAGTTAGTAATCCCCTCACAAACAGCGGCCTTGCGGAAAGCAAGTTGCACCTGTTTGGAGTAAATTACTGGTGAGAAGTTGCCGTTTGGAAGGTTATTCCATCCGACTGCGCTACCAAATGCCATGTTAATTTCTCCTATTAAGCATTAGTTACAGATGCAAACTAAACAATCTTCGCAGAGGCTGATACATTTTTGGGTGTGTATCTTAGTTAGGTGGCCGCCCAACTAGTCAACAGGCCAAAACAATCAGGTAATCTTAGATTTTATTGTCGTTTGCGGATTGTTGTGTAAGCAAGTAGCTATCCTGCTTACACTACATGTGACTATAGTTATACTTAGAAACAACTATTTGTCAACTCTTTTTTATCTAGCAGAGCCAGATACATCGTAGACGAACTTGCCGCTACGAATTGCTTCCATGATTTCATCCGACTTAGCCTCGTATTCTTGAGGTGACATCTTCTGAACCGTAGATTCTTTTAAGTACGTACCAGCTTCACTATCCTGTGGCTTGTTACGTGTATTTTTTGTTGACACAGACTTAGCTGCATCTTTATCTGACTTAGACTTTTTAGTAGTAATGCCCATGTCAGATTTGTACAGATCAATTGCTCGTGCCGCTGACCGTGCATCATTGTCATTGTCGTACAATGCATCTTGCACCCACTTAGGCTGTTCTTCCGCCCAATCGTGGAAGCTGTCGCTGTCACGGATTTCATCAAAGTCAGGATGCATCCGCATTAGTTCAGCTTCAGCTTTTTCTTTCTTGGCACTGTACTGCATCTCATCAACTGCTTTAAAGCGTTCCTCAAGCGCAGTGGCTTGCTCACGTGCTTTCTTCATTGCAATTGTTTCAACGATGGCTGCTACATCTGGGTAGTCTGCTGCCCACTGCTCAATGTCTTCATCTGACTTAGGCAGCTTCATTTCTTTTTTAGTGGCTTGTTCTAGCTGCTTTCGCATTGCATCTAGTTCAGCTTTAAACTCTTCAGCTTGCTTTTGTTGATGTCGGCGTAGATCAGAGTAACGCTTCTTAAATGTTTTTTCTTCTGCCGTATCTGGTTCAGCTTCTTCTGGTTCAGGTTTTTCTTTACCAGCTTTCTGCTGTTCAATCATCTCCGCAAGTTCGTCTTCTTCACGTTGACGTTTTTCTTCGTTAGTGTATTTACGATTAGCAAATGCAACTTTCTTTTCTGTTTGCATTTCTTCTGCCATAATTGTATCGTTCATGTTTGTATTTCCTTTTGTTGGGGCCACTGTAGCCACACTGTCGGGCGTGGGGAGTGAGTAGCCAACTGATTGCGGATTATTTTTTAGAAGCTAATCCGCTTTGCTTCATTTCTTTGGCTAGGCCACCTTTATTAAAATCAAATCCACCTCCGTAGTCACCACTAAGTCCAGAAGCACCACCTGCATCACTTGTTGAACTTTCATCTCTCCCGCCATCCGCTGCTCCGGGTTCACTACCACCTTGATCACTATAAGACTCTTCCACATCTTCACCACTATATCCTGCGTATACACCGGAAGGTGCTTTCCGACCATCATCCGATGTGTAATCAGGAGTATGATCTTTATAATCCATAATTTCAGCAAATTTATTATAATTATTTTTAGCTTTATCACTTAATTTAGAATAAGACTCTTTACCTACTTTACCACCTCGCCAACCAGATTCATTACCGGCAGCAAATGCCTCTTTAAAATCAGAAAAAGAAGAATAATTAAAAGTACCTGATTCATTTTTACTTTGATCGCCTGTTCTTGGGTCTACGGCAATACCATTTTTATCAAAAAAACCTCCAGAATTAGGATCAAGATCGCCTTTTTGAAACCCTACATATCCTGTAATTCTAGTACCTAAAGACGCTTGTAATTGATCTCTAGCTGTTTGTTGTGCATTCATCAGTGAATCATCAGGCTCTGTTCCAAAAATATTTAAAGCTGTATCAGGAAATAAGCCTTTAATAAATGAGCCACCCGGAATAACATTTAACAAATCAAAACCACGATTACCTGTTATTGCATACCTGTCTTTAGTTGACGTTACTCCCGTTTTAATTTCTTCTGGAGAATAACCCGCAATCTTTTCACCTGTTAATAGCGATGTTCCGCCACCAGAATCTTGTCTATCTCCACCATCACCCTGTTCTGTTACAGTTGAAGTTTCCGTTGTTACAGGTGCTACTTCTTCTTCTTCACCTTTTAGTTTATACCCTTCAGGTACAGTTGCAGGATTACCTGCTAAATCTAATAGCTGTCCTGTCTGTTTATTCTTTTTGAGTACTAAAGTTTGACCAGCTTCATTTACATAAGTAACTGTTTCATACTCAACTCCCTCTGGTCCAAAACCTACTGTTCCTTGGAATGTAGGCATAGTTTGTGGAACATTAAGAACTGGAGTAAAAGCTTGTTGTGGTGGTTTGTACGCAGTTACTGGTGCTGCTGGTGCAGATGCTGCTGCAACGGGAGCAGGTGCTACACCGGTAGTTGTAGCTGGGGGTTGAACGTACCCACCGATACCAGTAAATCCGGGCATCTGTACTGCACCACCAACTGCAAACTCTTGAACTTCATTATACTCGTCTTCTTCTTCAATGTCAAGGTCATCTATAGTAAAAGGTAAATCATCTGGCATAGTCGCTTCGTCAGAGTTACCCATCTGACCCATAGCTTCCATGCGCTTCAAGCCCATCTTAGCTTCTTGGCGCATTTCCATAAGCTTCTCAAGACCAAAATAACGCACAACATCTGCAGGAAAAACAAATTCACCCTCACTCAATTGAGCAGGAATGTCATCACGAACTTCTTCTCGTGTAGAACCCGGTGGTACTTCATTACCTGACACCTCATCTACCATGCCGCCCTCATCCATGAGGCCACCATCAGCAAAAAGTTCCATTTGTTTTGCCATACTTTCCATAGTACTACCCTTCAGCTTTTCCTACGTCTTCACGTAAACGTCTAATTTTACGCAGCACTTCTACTGCGCCTTGTGCTTTATGTACGGATACAATGTTATCCGACTGTTCTAGTATCTTATGTTGTTGCTCAATAAGCGTATCAATATACTTACTGAAGTGGTCCCATTGGCGGCTGTTGCTGACCAGCCCCTTCAGCTTGCTGAATATTTCCTTGTCCATTCGCACTAAATCCTTGTTCCCCCGGCACAGGAGCCTGTCCTACGCCGATTGAGCCACCACCTGCACCAGAGGTATCCATTGCATCAGCACCCGCTGGTGCGCCTTCCTGCGGCCCTGCTGGACCTTGGAAGCCTTTCATAATCTCTGCTTGTAGTGCGGCTTCGTCCATATTGTTGGTAACTTTGTCGGGGTCTAAGTCCATTGACTTTGCAATCTCACGGATTACGTACTGGAACTTAGCAAAGGGTGCTAATGCTGGGCTGCTTGCAATCTGCAAGAATTGCATTAGACGTTGGCTACGTACTTCGTTAGCCATTAGGCTTTCTGTACCACGAGCCTTAACTTCTAGGTCGCCCTTAATCTCAGGATCAAAGTCGAACTGCATGTTAAAACGGAACAGACCTTCACCCAAAGGACGCAGTAGATAGTCATCTACGTTCTTAATAACTGTTTTAGTGCTACCCTGTGCAGCACCCATAAGCATAGAGATGCCAGAAGCTGTACGGCCTACGCCTGATACACCTGTCTGTCCGTGTGCAAATGAGGGGAAGCCAGTGCTTTCATCTGCAAGCACACGAGCCTTATCAAACAGCATCATGTTCTCTTGTGACACGTTAGGAAACTTTGTACCAAAGATAGCCTGTCCCGGTGCGCCACCTTGTCTACGGAAAATCTTACCCGGATATAGTGACAAGTCCTGTCCCGGCACTAGGTTTGTTTCATCTACCTCAACGATCAAGTTGCCAGACAGTACAGCATTGTCTACTGCCATACGCATAAAGCCATTCATCAGGGTCTGTGTATCGTCCATGTTCTCTGCAATACCTACACCAAAGAACGAGTATGGGTTCAACTCATATGGTGCAGCAGAGTAAGGAATTTTAGATGGCTTGAATGGATTAAGTACCATCCGCATTAGCTTGCCATTACATACCCACACGTTAGCTTGCAGTTCGTCAAACTCCTGCAGTTCTTTTGGAATGTCAATCTCTTGCTCTTGAAGCAACTCAACATCAACCATGCCCCAATATTCAAGAACCTCAAAACGGTCAATGCCATGCTCTGGTGCATAGTCAGACAAATCATCTTCCCAGTATTTCTTGGTATAGTTTTCACCCATAGAAATAACTTCATCAATAACTTGACTACGGAAGTAGGGACGCTTCTTGAGATTACGTAATTGCGTACGTGACATCTTGTGGCGTTCTACCACATACTGTGCTTCGTCCATATTGTTTGCATCTGGGTCTGGATAGAAGTTCCATACAGATACGTGATTTACCTGTGGGATTGTTTTAAAGAGTGGGTCATAATTACCCTCATCGTCCCAGTTAGGATATTCTTTATCAACAGCAAACGGTCCCTTCATTACACCTGTACCAAAGAGTGCCATCTCAAATGCTGCATTACGTAGATGCTTAGTAGCACCTGACTCTTCTAGTTGGTCATGGATTTTCTTTTGCATCTTCTTAGCAGCAATTAAAGCTGGGCTAAATGAAATAGCTGTAGGTGTTTTGCCCGGACCTTCTTTTAGTTTATCTTGGATAGGCTCAAGATTATTAGTCATAACACCTAGCTTTTCCTGCAGCGTTTGTGCTGTAGCCCCCGGTGCTAAGTCTTGACCGTCACCAGCAAAACCATATGGGCTGGTCATGCTGTTATCGCCACGCATTTCCTCTGGCTCTTGGGGGTCAAAGTGTACGTCAGCTACTACACCTTCTGGTAATTCAGTAGGCTCAATAGATAAAGGAAAACGCTGGTTAGCAAACAACACATCAACGATCTGTCCGTAAGCTGCCAGCGTTTTAGTTTTTGTGACTTTAATAAAGACACGAGATTTTTCTGCTTCTGTAAATTGAACTTCAGGACTATACAAACCACGGTAATTGCGGTAGGCACGAAGCCAGCGTTCCTCGTCCTGATAACGATAATCTTCGGAACGGTTATAACGCTCCATAATAAATGGTATGATGCTGCTTACTCCAGTATCAGAGATAGAAGTATCATCACTGTCTTCTAGTGCGATAGCATCGTCTTCAATCATAATTTCATCATCAGCCATATTATTTTCCTTAATATCCAAATGTACTGTCTGCTACACGCATACCCGTTGAAGGTTTTCCTGCAGGATCATAGTCCCAAATACTAAACCTTGGTCTCGACATTATACCATACCTTAACGCATCATACAAGTGATCTTCCGAATTAGTGTCAATATCTTCGGGGTTCTTTTTGTCCAACGGTATGGCGGGAAGTTGGGCCGTGAGGTTTGTGCAGTTATTAAAGAAAACAAGTCTAGGTTCCTCCGTAAATTCATCTATCTGCAATCGTCTATGTACTTCGTTTTTACCTGATACACGACTACCTTTACTTCTATCTGATGGTCTCCAACGACAGCCTTTACTAATCATTTGCTCCGCAAGAGAAGGGCCAGTATCACCACGCTTATGCCACAAACTGCTATCCAAAACACCATACTTAATAGTTCCATCACCTGCTTCTGCTTCCAGAATCATATCTGCCAAATCTGTGGCAAGGACTTTAGAAACGTATAATTCTCTATATACGATAAGTTGCTCATTAGGCGCAACGGCAAACCACACAACACCAGACTTGCTACCGTAGCCATAATCGCATGCACGAAACTTAACCCAATTATTAGGAATATCGAAAGGCTCAATAACATGAACATTCCGATCAAACTCAGTAAAGGCAGCCCCCTCTTTAATGTCCCAGTCGCCTTCAAGAAGTTGCCTTCGTTGTTGCTCTGGCATGGAGAGAAGCATTGCTTCGTAATCACCTGATTCCGCAAGGTACGGGTTATCAGAAAGTCTTGCTGGAATAAATCTTCTTTTGAATAAAGCCTTTCCAGCTTTGCTATGTCCTGCTGGGTATCGGAGTACATCTCCGGTTTCAATATCTGTTGCATCAAATGACCTGTTATATGGAGCAGGGTCAATGAATAATTTCTTGACCCAATGATGACCTCTACCGCCGGGGTTGGTCGTAGCCCGCATGTATATAGGCAAGTCAGGTGCGGTAGAACGTAATCGTGAACGCATATAATTCCAAGCGTACGGTGTACTCCACTGGGTCAATTCGTCAAAACCAATCCAGCTAAATGCCAAACCCTGATAACGTAACACATCGTCATCTCTGTCTAGGTATGACATCCACAATCTTGCACCCGATGGTGCAGTCCATTGCATCTTTCTTTCTGACCATTTAATCCCCGGCCAGATTTTAGGGTAGAGTTCCTGTGACTTAAATACAAGTTCTCTTAATTCTTCTGTGGTATGACGCAGTAACAATCCACTGAATGCTGGATGCCCCATATACCGTAGCGGGTCTGCAAGCATAGCGTATGACTTACCACCACCTGCTGATCCACCGTAAAGTACTTCACGTTCCGCTGCCGCTAGAAAGTCTGTCTGTGGGCCGGGGTTAGGTTTAAACAGTACGTTAGCATGTTCTTCAATTGCACTGCTGTCGTACTCACGTGATACTACTTCTTTAATCTCAACCGTTGGCTTTTGCGCCTGTTCTTTGGTTGTGGATTTCTTCCGCTTTGGCGATTGCCTTTTCCGCATATTCTGCCCACTTGCGGAGGCTTGCAGCTTTGTTCTTACGCTGTCGTTCATTAGCTAACCTTTTCCTTAAACCTACGTGCGAGATATATCTGCCAGTCTGTGTACTCAACCAGTTAGCTACCTCACGATAGCTGTATTGATTTACGTGTGATCTAGCTTTCTCTAGCAAATCCAATTCAATTGGGATAGGTTGTAGAAGGTCGGGGTCTTCATCATCCTGTTTATATCCGAAGGGTACAGTACGTGCAATACGTGGAATAGGCACCCATTCGTTTTCTTCTTTAATGTCTGTTGGCTGTGGAAGTTTCCATTTGCCTATGCTTCTAGTCATCGTCTTCCACTACAGCTTTAGGTGGCATAAGCATAACGCCGCCACTTGCTTCTACCTGCATCTTCTCAGTCTTCACTAGACCTGTGCGATCAAGCAGTTCTTTAGCTGCAGACATCTTATCACGAATACCTAGTTCAGTTGGGTCAAGTAGACCACCTACCATAGCCATAGCTGCACGTGGCGCATTACGTGCCATATACATTTGAGTAGCATCAAGAATCTCTTCTTTGATACCTTTAACAATTTCAGCAGTATTAGAAGTGTCAGCATAACCAGCCAGTTTTTTTGCCTGTACAATATCGCCGCCTGCTTCATCAAACAGTACGTCTAACAGTTTTTGCTGCTTTTCAGTTAGCTGTCTAGCCATTTAAAATTCTCCGTTATGCATTGCGTTGGCTAATTTCACTGAACGTGATTTTACCTGATTTGCCCACCTGCTGTCAAGCATTTCTTTTGCTGCAGTAGGATAATCTTCTTCATGGATAGCGTTCCACATCTTAACAAACTTACACAAGCGTGGCACACCCATATTAAATGCCATGTCCATAAGAATAAGTTGACGTACACTGTCTAGCCTGTCTACGCAAGGGTGCGCATTTAACAGTTCCTCTTCGACAATCTGTACGTCATTCGTTGCTAGATAGACTGCATCTGCTTCTGTAATGCCATACTCGTAAATATGGTCAATAGTAGGAATGTCTAGATCATCTAGTTCTTCCTTAGTGATGCCACGGTCTTCTAGGTTTCGTCCGATACCGATGGTATCAATTCCTAGTGTATCCTTGTACACCTGTAGTTCTAATCCCTCGTGAGCAATTAGCTTTTCAATAAAATGTTCTCTACGATACTTCATTTGCTTGAACGTGATTCCGTAATTCGATGGTTAGATTGACCGGGGTGTTTACCTTCGTGGTTCATCCACACAGCAAAGGCACCTGTCATAGCACCAGTTACTACAGACACTAATCCTGCTTGTGCAGCAGATGGATCAGTCAAAGACATGAACCACTCAACCACTCGCCAACTCATCAGTGTCATAATGAGCATCATAAAACGTGGAAGCAGTTTCCACTCTAATATCTTTTCTGCAGCCATTATTTTTTACCAAAGAATTTTGTAGCTGAACGTACGCCAAAAGAAGCGGCAACGATAACTCCAAGTGAGTACTGATACCACTCAGGCATTTCATTGAGTCTCGCAAATCCATTAGCTACTACATCTTCCATACCCGGCACAAATGCTAGAATAAGCGGGATACTAAATAGAATAGTCAGCCACTCGTCTTTCCACGAGTTAGCTGATCCTCTAGCCATTTCTAAGTCCCAGTCGATTTCACCAGTAGCTTTTTTCTGCATTACTACAGCTTCAGCTTGAGCCTTTGCTACCTTAGTCTGTGCATTAGCTTTAGTCTGTTCTACCTTGCCTGACATCCATGTGCCAGCTATTTCTGCAATTGGTCCGATTAATAAATTAAGCATTAGACCCCCCGTCTGAACTGTGCGGTTTTCTTTGATATCTTTTCAGGCTGCCTGACGTGTTGCTTACCAGCACGAGTTCCTGCTCTTTTAGCGGCGGTGGTAGCGGCGTATTCCGAAGGCGATAAGGCTTTAATCGCTGATGCCGGAAGATAACGCTCTCCTGTTTGTTTGGAGGGTTTGCCACTTTTAGTTCTCCAGTCCTGATTAGTCCAGTTAGATAAACTTTGTTGTGATGGTTTGCGTATAGACATAGATAAGTTATACCACTTCTATTTTATTTTGTCAAGTGCTATTTAGGTAAAAATACAAAGGCTAAGAATATTAAACCTAATGCTGCACCCACTACCATACTAACTAATCCTGTCATTTTTATATTATCTAGCATTTCTTCATGTGCAAGTTGGGCTTCTCTTCTAGCTTTTGCTGCTGCTTCTTTAGCCTCTTGTATTCTTTTAGCGCGTTCATCTACAATGCTTCGCCATGTATCAGGCCCGAAACGTAAATTTACCATCATAGCAATTTCTTGCATTTTTTCTTGAGCTATTTTAGCGTCAATCATTTCCTGTGCTACATTCTGAATACCGAACTGATCTGTTAAGCCAGTACCAGATTTCTTAGCACGTTTTTGTTGTACTTGTTTCTCGCCCTCAAAGAGATTATCTATATGCCCAGCAATTTCACTGATATCTTTGGCTGTACCTATAGCACTCTTAATTCCGTCTACCGCACTCTTTACGAGAGCGATACCTGCTAGGGTCTCTGCGATCATGTTGGTTGGTTCCTATTTAGGTTCTGGTCTGCATACTGCCGTTATAGTCAGTCTTTTGCCATCTCCTACTGGAACAGATTGTTGTCGGGACAATCTCTCAGCAAAGTAAAGGCACCTATCTACGTCTTCAAACTTTTGTGTTTTATCTATTACAGTTGCACCTAAGTATACGTACAACACAAAGACAATCACCTGTAGCCGCCACCAGCAGCCTTGTACTCACGTGCTAACATCTGCGCTTTACGTGCTGACCACTGACCGGGCTTACCGCCTTTGCTGCCAGCTTTAATCTTTTCAAATAATCTTTTTCTCAGTGCGGGCTTAGTATAGTTGCCAGCTTCATTAACTCTACTCTTGCTCTTCGCTTTAGACTTCGCCGGTTTGCTAGCTTTTCTAACTGCCCCACCTTTCTTATACTCTTGCTTTTTCTCCACGTTTGTAATTGTTCCTTTGTTGGCTGATGCATAGAAGATTTGCTCACCCTTATTCTCCCCGTACTTTTTTGTCATCGCAGATTTAATCTTAGAGCCTTTAGTTGTGAGGGGCATATCTCCTTTTCTCCTAGCTACCACGAGATGGGTTATAGTATTCACGCACAGATATAAACATTTCTAAAGATGCACTAGCACCGTTAAACGCTGATATTTTATCACCTGCATGTAAGTGTAGTCTATCTGAAGTTATAATATTATATACATCTTTACCCGTAATCGACTTATCATTAATAATATGATGATATGTATTTGTATCTGCATGATACCACTGCACTGTAATGTTTTGTACTGCAGTAGCACCATTACTTATATGCAAGAAGTCTATGGTAGCGTCATGGAATGGTGGAACAGTATACAGTGTATCCGCACTAGCACCCCCTGCTGTTGCAGTAACAGTTAAGGCTGCTGTAGCTGTAGTATAGTTATTGCGATCAATAGCCATTACTTATTCCAGTCCAGTACAGTCCGGTGCTTCTTCCAGAACCAATTACCAATACGAGTAAAGGGCTTTCCAATAGCAAGTAAAGTCATACCTAAATAATACACACAAGTTTTACGCATAGGGATTACGTTTGCCAGCAGTTTTTGTGCGTGGGTAAGAACGGTTTTGACTAGCTGTTTTAGTTGTGAGATTACCAGCACGATTATCCTTTGGATTTCCATTTTTATGTGCAACATCTTTTCCTGTAATATTTTGACCATTATTTTTCGCTATCCTACGTGCCGCATTTCTACTAGCACGATTTTGTTTCTGTTCCGAACTGCTATGATAATTAGCATATTCACTGGCATAGTCACGAACTACACCACCTATCGCCATCTTACGCTGGCTTCTGGCTTTCTTTTTTGCCTTATCCGTTAGATTACCATAATGATACAGCTTCACACTAGTTTTAGTATGTGTTTTATTACTATGTAAGGAACCATCGGGCATTTTATGGTACGCACCACTCCAGACAGTTCCATCTCGTGTGTAATGTTTTACACCTTTAGCCATTAGTACTTACTCTTTACCATACCACCTGTAGCGTATTTATGATCCTTTTTATTAGCCATACCACCGCCCATCATTTCAGCTTTCTTTGACTTCTTCATTTCAGCCATGCCTACACCGATAGAGATTACAGGTACTTTCTTAGTGGCATCACCACCTTTGTTATAATTACCTTCGCCACGAGAACCTAGTGAAAAAGAACGATCAACACTTGATAGCCTATCCAACCGCTTCTGTGCAGCTTTACGTACTGGTTCAGGTGTCTTAGGGTCTGCAACCATTTTAGTCAACTCACCCATATTTGCACTTTCAACTTTACGCATTGGTGACGATTTAGGTGTCGCCATTTTATCTTTAGCCATTATTTATTTCCTTTACCACTTAACTTTATCAGCCCAATAAGCCGCACTCATTTTGCCCTTGGCAATATTCTTACCATGACGTGCCTTAAATGATGCACGTTTCTTTTTCATTTTATCTGACTCACCAGCTTTGGGCTTACCTGCTGTACTGGCACCCTGCTCACCAAAACGGATCAATTTAATCTTCTCACCTTCTTTGGCAAGCACTGCATGTGATTTAGTTGGGTGATTAGGTGTACGCTTGGGCTTGTTGTAGCCAGCAAACTTCTCACCACGATATTCGATTGTCATGTCTTCAATCCTTCTGGTATTGTAAGTGGTAGTTGAGTTGTCAGGCACGTAGCTGACCAGTCTACTATTTCTCCACTAGCTATTCTAGGTCTATGCATCTCACGTACAATCTCTAAAGTAGGACATTCAACTACATTACGTGCGTAAGACTTTAGTTCTCCATCCGGCAGTACGATCACGGAGAAGAATACAAAAAAGGTATAAAGTTCCATCACTCATTTCCTTCACTCCACCCTTCTAAACGCATATAATCCTCTGTCTCTTTTAGAGTAAAGGTACGTGGGGTAAACTTAGCCTCCAATGCACTGCGCACGTAGAATACGTCACTGTGAGGAATATGAAGACGGTCTAATGAATTGGTACGGATGGCATCATAGAATGCATCAAGTACATTATCTGTGTATAGTTTTACGGATTTCTTTGTCAATGTCAAGAACTTTCTTAAAAATATACGGATATATCACTTATGTGTTAGTTAAGTGTACAGTTAAGTGTATTAACAAAGAAAATGTAATAGTAGTTAAGTGTACATATAAGTGTTATTATAGTTTTATTAAGGAACAGTTAAGTGTATCACTTATATGTTCTAGTTATATATAATTATACCAGATTTTGTCAAGCCTGTCAATACACATTATTTGTCTGGTACTACTCTTTTTTATTTTATGGGTCCAGATTAGATGTAATCACCGCAACTGGTCCCTATGCCCCTATAAATATGCCTATTTTTTAGGCAACTGTGCAATACTTGTGCATATATGTATGTCAGTTACCCTTGTGGTTAACAGTCAATTTCCCTGATCTGTGTATTTCTGTGTATATACGTACTACGGGTACGGGGGTGGCTCCTGCCCTAACCCCTTGAAATGACAGTATTTTCTATCTGCCAGCGAAAAAAAGCATATTTTCTGCCAGTTTCAGCCCTCAATAGCCCTCAAATAGCTGCTAAGTCCTTGTTTTTATTGAGGTGTCAACTGATAGTGTATCAGTTACCACCACCCAACAAAGAAAAAAGCCAGTGTTTTCAAAAACATAGACCCATATCAAGTGGCGGTGCATATACTACCACCCCAACAAAAGCAGCCCATACTTATATAATATAAATAAAAAAATCACTAACTCATTGAAAACAAACAATAAACCAAAAAAGTGAATCGAACCTGAATTTTTATTTATCAACAAAAACAATCACTTAACTTTTAACTTACTGAAATCATTGATGAAATTAATTGTTTACTTATCCGATAAAAAAGATTAGTCTTTAAAAATCGAAGCAAGGCAAACAGCCAAGCCAAGATAGAC